GATATTCCTTTAGTAGATTTTCAAAATTTGTATTCATTGTTGTCATCTCCAATCCACTTCAATCGTTCATTATAAGAAGAATGCACGATGCTATATATACTATCTGTTTTTATTGCTGTGTTATCTGTTTGATCAGAATTATTATTATTATTTATTTTGGTAAAGCCAAATGTAAAGACAATACTATCTATATCTACTTTATAGATAAAAAATAACAATCTTTTATGTTCATATTGACCATCAATTCTAACTTCGTAACTAAATTTATGATGATTTAGTTTCTTAATAATTTCTGCTCTTTGAAGTTCACCTAAAGAATTTTTTAAACTTAATTCTATAGGAAATTTTGCAGAAGTTCCATCTTTAAATATCAAATTACCATTTTTTGTAGAATATCGCAAATTCAATTGCTTTAAAATTTGCATAAAATTTTTTATAAAAATCTCATCGTTATTTTTCAAATGAAATAAGACATAGTCTTTAGCAATTTCAAAATCTGAACAATCATTATAAATAATTGAATTAAATTCCATCTTTCCTCACCTTTATTATATGCTAATAGCTATAATAGTACAATAAGAAACGTTTTATGTCACTAGTTTCTTTATATTTTTTTGATAAGGATAAATAAAGCAACCCCCAACTGATTCTTCAGTCGGGGGTTATTTGTTCCTTCATTTAAAACAGGGTTACTATTAATATACAATATTATTGAGGTTTAACATAACTTTTATTTAAAGTTACGTATGTATCACCTAGACCTGCGATTAAAGCATGTGTTGCACCATTAGGCATCTTAACGATTTCTCTAACTGCAATTTTAGAACCTTTTTTAAAGAACCAAGTTGTGTCTTCTTTCGAAAAATCTCGATTGTAAGTTTTTAGATCCTGTAATGCAACAAAATAATTACCAGATTGATAGTGATTATCTTCTGCTGGTTTAGTGCCCTTATCTTCTTGAATAATTTTGATTGGATCTAACCATGTACCGTCATTTTTAAAAGCACTTTGTTGTGCAGCTAACCATTCTTTTTTGGTAATCCCTAAATGCATATGATTAGTCGCTCTATTTCCTATGGCTTGTCCCATTTTTACATTTTGACCAACAGAAACCTTAATATCTGATGTACTAGTTCCAAATTCTTGATAAACTATATAATAACCATCAGTACCTCTAGTTACAATAACAGTACCTAGTGCTTCATATCCTCTTGGAGCCCATCCAGCATAAATTACAGTTCCATCGTGTATAGCCAAAATCCTTTTATCTGGATATTTAGCTGAACCAAAATCAAATCCATCATGGAAGTAATCGCCGTATCCTGTTCTATCAAATTTTGTAAATCCAAATTGTTGTCCTTCTTCATAATAACCTAAGTAAGCTTTTACGTTAGGCCATCCCCAATATTTACCCATAATTACACTCTCCTTTTTTATTGTGGTTTAACATAATCTTTGTGCATTGTAACGTAAGTATCTAATAAGCCGCCTAATTGTGCGTGACAAGCTCCTGTAGAAGCAAAAACTCGTTCTCTAACTGCGAATTTACTTCCTGCTTTAATGAACCAAGTATTATCATTTTTATCAAAACTCTTATTTCTAGGTTGTAAATCTTGTAACGCTACAAAATAACTTCCTGATTGGTAATAACTTGCATTAGGTGTTGGTCCTGTACTTGCTTTCATAAATAATGCCGCCTCCTCGTTTCTTCTATTTACTAAACCTGGTAAAGTAACTCCTCCAGCTTTATTATAAAGTTTCATTTCATCAGCAGCTTTTTGCCATTGTCTAGAATTAATGTAAGTAAGTAGTGTTGTACCACTCAAAATATACGCTCCAAGATTAAATTGGAAACTAGCAAGTGCATCAAACTGATTTTGATTAAGCTGAGTAGTTACATAATTGTATGATCCATAAACATGCGATTTGATATCTTCTTTTAGAAACTGATCAGCTTGAGCTTGAGTAATTTTCATACCGGCATAAACGCCCTTAGTATGACCATAACCAATAGTCCAAACTCCAACAGAATCTTGGTAAGCTGTTAATCTAACACCCTCCCATTTTTTAATTAGGTTAATACCATTCTGCGAAATTGTTAAATTCTCATTTGCCATATTATTTCTCCTTTATTAAAATATTTAAGATTATCGATATCTTTATCTTTATACTACTGTTAATCACAGTTCCAGTTAGCTCAAACTTCAGTTCCAGCCTAACCTCATCGCTATTTCTCGTAAAAGTTCATTGTCTCTTCTTTTTATCGTTGATTCACTCAAAGCTACTTCACAGGAAACTAGATTATTTTCTTTAGTAGGGTAACCATACAAATATTTTGATGTAAAAATATCTTTAACTTCACTTGTTGAATCCTCTAACACACTATCCACCACATCTAAAAATATTTTATTAAAAATCATTTGATTCATTGTTAAAGCATAGTTATTTTCTTCTGATAAAGGATACTCAGTAAAATTAATTCTATTATTCAGAACTATCTCTGATATTTGCTTCAATGATTTACTTATTTCTTTATAGTTCCAAAGCAATGCTCTGATGTGATTTCTTGTAGTTTTATTCATCTATAACGCCCTTTCAAAAAAATATTCTAGTCACTAACCTTTTTCTACTTTTCCATCTTTTAACATTCTTATTTGGATTGCTTCAATTTGTTTACCTTCAGTACCAGCTACTCCGCCTTCTTCTTTCCAAGCTCCCCAACCTACATCAGCTGAATGAACTCTGTATTGAATGCGACGACCAGTTTTCAGCAAATTACCATTACTCGCAAAACAAATTTGGTCAATCGCTTGAGATTTGCCTGTTGTTCCTGTTATCCCTTTAGGAACATTTACCCATTTACCATTTAGAATTCTGTAACTAGAACGAATTGAATCTGCTTTCTTATTCCACAATACTTCCACCGCTTCTAATTTTAGTGCTTTACCAGTTGTTCCAGCCGTAGCCTCAGTTCCTACAAATTTTTGCCAACCGATATTAGATACGTGACCTCGGTACCACAGTCCCATTTTTGCTCCTGCAGGTGTTTGGTTTTCGTTAGTAAATTTTTCACCAGTGATTGACTCAATAAAACCTTTAGCTAATTGATCTAGTTCCTTATTGATAATAGTCATATCTCTTGAACTAGTAATAAACCCAATTTCAGTTAAACGATAGTTCAGACCTCTTTGGGCAGCTACGTTAAGATTTAAAAGATTACTTCGATAACTAATACCGTTAGTTTTAGAAACCCCGCCCCATAATCCAACAGTACGTTTGATTAAATTCGCCATATCCAAATCAATATTATCAGCCTTAAAACTTGAGCTGACTATTACATGTCCACCAGTAGCTGAAGAACCAGCTGCATCTTCATGATACTCACTTATAGTCGTGTAATAACTTGGACTAATAGAATACATTCCCCATCCATTTGCTGTTTCTTGAAACATATCTCTGTTACCCGTTGTATCAAAAAAGACGAATGAGTCTTTCGACTTATCCGCCCATTTCTTCATATAAGGATGTAGTTTCTTTCTATTAAAATCTCGCTCATTAGCTCCATTACCAACTGCACCAGGATCGCCTGCTCCATGACCATAAATAATTAAGTGATTTGCCATAAATTACTCACCACTTTCTTTATCTTCGTGTTGTGTATCTTGATAACCTAACCCTTCATCGATTAGATTATTAGCTTTTCTTTCGTTGTTTAATGCTACACCATTTGATTTCAAATCGTAGAATCCACCGGCTGCCATACCAGCTAAACCACCAGCCCATGCGTAAACAATTACTTCTGTTGGTAAAAAGCTTAATGCGTATCCTGCACCAATAACTACACCAATAACAATGTTTAAGAATGGTAACCACTTATTATTGACTGGTGTCGTTTTAATCATTTTAGTTGCTCCAAAAACAATTGCTCCGATAATTGATACTGCTGCTAAAATTTCTTCCATTTTAATTTCCTTCTTTCATTTTTATATTTGGTAAAGCCTTTACTTTGTTGTAAAGCGTTTCTCCTGTGCCATTACCACCTAAATTTTTATAAGCATTAAATAGATAGTCTAGATCATCTAAATCTGCTATCGATATAAACCCTTCTTGCAAATGACTAGCACATTGTACATAAATCTTATTGTGTAACATTGCTAAAATTGCTTTTTCTAAATTGCTTAATCTCGTATCAACCGAATCTTTATCTTCTTTCATTTTATTTAGCTTCATTTTAAAAAAACCATAAAAACTAAATCCTGTTACTGCAATCAATGCAGCATTGGCTCTTAAAAAATGTTCAAGCCAATATGTAGTCTTGTCTATCCACTCCACTCATCGCTACCACCTTTTCTCAATTTTTAACAAAACAAAAAGCCTAGCATTTGCTAGACTTGAACTTCTAAATCTTTTAAAATTTCAGATACATCGACTTTTAACTTTTCTGGTACTTGATCTAATGTTTTCTTTCCTTTAACAATCAACGTTGCATAAACAACAGCCATTTCAACGATCTCCTTTCTAAGTAAAAATAAAACTACTCTATTCTTGAATTTCTGAATCCAAGATAACTTGAACTTCTTCCCTGTAAATTTCTGGTACGTCTTCAATAGACTTCAACCCTTTTCGAATTAAACTCACATAGACTTGAATCATTTCCCTTACGACCCCTTTCTGAGTTCTACATCATGTTTTCCATAAGTTCGAACACTTCTACTAAAGCTACTTGTGTGTTCGTGACGTCTTCTTGTAGCTTCGTATTTTCTTTTCTTAATTCAGTAATAACTCTGTCTTTATCTTCTAACCATTTCATCTGAGCAAACTCAAAATAAGGATAACTATATTCCAGTGGAGGTTCTATAGTTACCCAATCTGGAGCTAAAGGCATATTTTCAGGTATTTCAAATTCGTTATACATTTTCCCTTGCTTATTTGGTTCAGCTAAAGGCACATAAACTTTACGCATTAACAACACTCCCTATTTTATTTGATAAGTCATACTACTAATTTCCACATAATTTGAAGCTGTCACACCAATGATTGCTGCAAATCTACCGAAAGTTGTCATTGATAAACGACATCCGTTACCGTTGTCAGCAGCACCATACCTCATGATAGTAGTTGCTGGGTAGATATTTTCTGGAATTTGAATAAACCATTGTTCTGAACCAGCATTCATTATCCCGGAATTTTTCTTAAATTGCCCACGGAAAACAATCTCCTTTGTACCATCTAGATTATAAATAATTCTATATTGAGGTGGGTTATCTTCGGCTATTGAATACCCTGTTCTCAATGGGAGTGTTATCCATGGTGTTTCTGTGAGGTTTGAAGCAAGTAACTGGCCAACAAAGCCATCATTAGCATTTGATAAAAGAATACCGTCTGGTGTAATCGCAAAAGCTTTTCTTACAGATGTTCCATCAGGTTGGTAAATAGTACTTGAGATAGCATCTGATGAATATTTCGCAACAAATCTATATGTTTTATCAATAAAACCAGATATGGTTACTTCTCCATTTTCTATAGTCATTTGTCCACTTGCTTTACTTTGATTGTTATAGATTAATGGAACATCAGTAAAGTAGTTAACAAACTTACCTCCAGTAAAAGAACCTCCTGTCACATCTCCTAAAACTGCTGAGATAGCTGCTAAATTATCAGCTTTAATATTAACTGCATAAAAAATAAACAACTCCCAAGAAGAACCGTTCCATCGTTTTAGTTGATTAGGGTTCTGACTGGTATCTTGCCACAACATACCGACATATCGTGAAGTTGGTTGCGTGTTCGTTACTGTTATTCCTGTTGGGTCTCCTTTAGGTCCAGTATTACCTGTTGCACCTTTATCTCCCGTCAATCCTTTATCTCCTTTAGGTCCCTGACTACCAGTTGCTCCAGTGCTACCTGTTTCACCCTTAGGACCTTGCGGACCAATAGAACCATTAACCCCGTTTTGACCCTGTTTATTTTTAACAACAATAACTTGTTTATCAATCTGAACACCTTTGTAAGTCGCTCTATAAATTGCCATTGCAGTATCTATTGTAATACTGGTTATCGTATAACGTCCGCTAGCATTGATTGAGCTAGACATTCCTGTTTCAGATACTTTTGTATAAGTGACACCACTAGCTAATTTACTTTGTCCCTCAAATACCACAAAATCTCCATAAGCTTTGGAGTAATCTGACACTACTCCTGTTGGTGTAGCTGATAGGATGATAGACTCGTTTGTTAATAAACCACTGATAACTTCCGTTGCATCTTTTCCGGGAGAACCGTCTTTACCTGGTATTCCTTGAGCTCCATTAATTCCATCTTTTCCTTTTTCTCCAGGTACTCCTTGTTCACCTTTTTGTCCATCTTTGCCTGGCAAACCATTTTCTCCATCTTTACCATCAATCGATACATAGCTGATACTATAGGCATGATTGATAGTCCCTTTTGACATAGTTGTACTTGTTCGAGTCCACAAGTACTTACCTTCAGGAACAACGGGTATTTCAACAGACCAATTAATCGGCACAGTGACATTATCATTACCAACTGAATAGGTAATTTCAGTCGATACCACATAATCAATATCTTTCTTAATATCAGCTATGATTTTGTCTAGTTCACTCATGTTACTCTCTAAATCAATAAAGTTACTGAATTTATATTCGTTTCTAGATGAATCATCATCATTAAATTTGTATTCAGTTACTCTTGCTGAAATCATGATAGGTGGTTTCATATCAAGTGCGACAATTTGAATATTATCTCCTATGCCGCAAGTGATATAACCTTTAGCTTCATAATCAATAATCGCATGGTCAATTTTCTTCAATCTAATTAACGCTTCTCTCCACAACGCATCCTGTGTTTTAGCTTGACTAGAATAGTCACGAACGATGTAACCATCAAACTCTCCATTTGCTTTATTAGGTAGGTCTACAAAGAAATTCTGATGACCTTTAACACTGAATATTTCAATCCTATCTTTTGGCGAGTAGTAAAGGATATTACCATCACCATCTTTTTCTTCGTAGTATTTACCTTTTAGAGTGAGAGCCACTTCGTTTGTTTCTTCACCTTTTGGACGTAAAGCTGTACCTAATTCAGATATGCTACCTTTACGTTCTAACTCTTCTAAATTATCAATTTCAGATGTTAAAAGTTCTTGTGGTTCAATAGCCCCCAAGTGCTTATAAACGTTTAGCACTATCTTTTTAGGACGAACTCCATCAAATTCGACTTCTAATTGTGCATCAGCATTATCAAATCCGTTTAATACAAACTGCAACATTTCAACGTTAGTGTGATTAGTTCCCTCAAATTCAAGAGTACGCTTCATATCAGCTATTTCATTGATTCCAATAACAATGCCAGTGTCACTAAATATCTTGCTCATATACCATGAAAACGGCTGTGGTGACGTTGCTTTAATTGGTGGAAATTCTTCTGACACAATATCAATCGTTCCTGAGAAACACGTCAATTTTTTATAATCATCGCTCAAACTATCGTCAGCATCGTAAATTGTAAACCAGTAATTTCTACCAGTTTTATCTGTACACATAATGTAATAGCCTTGTATCCAATGTTCAGCGTTTAAACTGTTAACCGCTACTTCGATATCAAGTGTTTCAAGGATAGAACCGATGTACTTACCGATTAAATAATCATCAGTTTCATACACGTCCAGTGCATTATAATTTCTATCTGTTAGTGTGAAAATCATATATACGCTTCACGTCCTCTCAATGTAATTTTAGGTACTGCAGAAAAATCACTGTACGCTAAATAAAAAGTGCTCTTGCCAGGAGGTGCTGTTATTGTTGTGCTAGCTGGATCTCGATATTGTAAATAATTAACATCGTTAATCTCACAAAAAATATTCTGTCCTTCTTGCCAATATTTCAAAATATCGCCATTACTAAATTTATTAGGAATATCTTGCCAGTACTCAACATTATGTTTCACTAATCTGATAGCTCTTATTAAATTATTTGTGATTGATGGATTAGTCTTGTAAGCTGCTCCATACCATGTAACAAAATGTAGTTCTTTATTTGGATTAGATAACTTAAACTTCTGCATTGTTTTAGTAGATGAATGTCTGAACGTGATATAGTCACCAATTTTTTCAACGATGAATGAATAACGTTCATCACTCATATTTTGATAGTAATCATTTGTATTCATACGTGACCACACGCGCTTACCTTCAACATAGAAAACTAAATCGGACTTTTCTTGAGCTGGATTGTTATCCTCAAATACAACTGAGGCAATGATGTTTCCAGAAGCATCTGCAAAAGAAACTGATTCATGTCCAACTTGTTTATGCTTGTTGGGTCCTCCACCATCAGTATTGAAGTCCATCCTAAAATCACTTCGCCAGTTAATTGGGTACTTACCGTTTTTATCAAGAGGAACAGTTTTCGTTAAAGATGGGCCATGCCAAGAATTACCAGTTCCATAATTGGTCGGTCTAACGAAGCCTAAAGGCTTATCTTTATACTCAACAGTACCAACTTGTTTCCTTTCTGGTGTGACTGGTGGTGTGTAACCATCATTTAATCTCCAACCTCTGTCAATATTAAAGTGATCATCAAATAATAAATCAGACTTATCATAAACATAGCCATCTACCTCTTCTACTGTACCCAACAATACTTTAGTAGACATGTCATCATTCTGAATACCTAAAAAGCCATTATCACTAGAGAATGAAGCTTCTAGCGATAATGACATAAGTTCAGTCCCTTTGTTGTCGATTAAGATATAGTTGTTTGTTCCTTCGTTTGTGTAGACTGATTCATCAATTGAGAATGATGCACCTTTGAATATTTCCCAATTAATTGTGCCTTCTTCTTCTAATATGTCCCCATCACTATTACTCACTTCGGGGAAAGCCCAATAGAATCTATCAGGTTGATCACCGAAAATAAGTTTCTTAGGTTCTCTTACATTTAATATTTTAGAGATACTTTCTTTTTTAGATAACAAATCACCAATCAAATAGTAATCCATTGCTATAATATACGAATCAGATTCAATACCTAAAAATTTCGAATATTTTTTATTTCTTATCGACTCTGAACGAGATTTATATTTTGGTCCAGGTAGTCGCTTTATCGATGTTACATATAAAAAATCAGATAACAGTTTATCATTAAATTTAACTTCAAAAACATCACTCATTACTTGCTCCTACCTTTCATAATAATATTTTTAGTTCTATTAGTTTTTTGATTTTCTGCATAAACGATATCAGCAATTTCAACACCAACTAATTTTTTATCCATCATAATAACTGAACTCTTCTGAAGAATTTGTTCTAAATAGTTTAAAATACTATCAACTCTACTGTTAAGTTCTGTTAAATCAATTAAATTTTGATTGACAATAGTTTGTTTTCCATGATTCGAATTAACACGTTCCAAATCTTTAACTAAAGTAGAATTCTTAGGAACTCCGACACCTTGAGCGTATCGAGGTACTCCCATTCTGTTCATGATTCTTTTAGTATCACTAGCTTTGATTACTTTAGTTCCAATTGGAGCATTAGGTATATAAACATCTCTACCTTTAGGGATAAATGCGGCTTTTCCTGGGAATTTAACTATCTCTTCATAAAGAGAACCCTTTTGGTCGTTTACAATCATGTCACCACCAGGATGATAATTTGTTCCTCTAAACGTTGGAATTGCTGTGTGACCTGTTCTACGACCTCTATACTCAACATCAATAACTACATTTTTACTGTAAACCTGAGCAATCGCATTCTTTGCTGCTTCTACTTCTCCGTAATTTGCTGTAGCATGTAAATGTTTAGCTCCGATTTTCTGCTCATTGTAATCAATAATTTTTCTTTGAGCGGCACTCACATTATTTACAGCATTTGTATTGTTAGCTAACAATATTTTTAAATCTTCTGGTAAAGCATTGTAGATGTCTAACGCTTGTTTTGTCTGCTCAACTGTTAGTTTAGCTGGATTGTCAGCAAGTAAAGTCTTTAATTCTGGTGGTAGTGAATTCCATTGATTTAATTTATCTGCTGATTCCATCATTTTATAAATAGCATCCGCATTTTCCACACCTAAAAGTTTTCTGTCAGCATTAAATGCATTCCACATACCCAACTCATTTATTGTGTCAAATAATTTAATCTTAGCTTCATCGTTATTTAGCAACAGACGTTTATCTTCTAAAGATAAAAATTGCCACTTATCAACTTCTCCCATCGCAATAGCTATCTCTTCTTTAGCGTTTGTGGTTAAGTCTGCATTCTTAGCAAGAAACTCTAACTGATTCCAACCATTCTCTGTTTGAGCTATCTCAACTAAAGTATCAGCCATATTGGTTTTAACTTCACCAGTTTTAGGGTCAAACGCTAGTTCATTCCAAGCTATGTCCGCTTCACTCATACCTTTAGCAAACATATCTAAGTTAGTTCCTGTTTTCTCTATACTGCTATTTACAAGAGCATTGACTTCATCTACTGTCCAACCATATTGCTCCCAAACTGTAGCCATACTTTCTATTGAATGACCTTGTTCTAATCTTAGTTTAGCAAGTCCTAGAACCATGGATTCGGTACTATTTTTGTGTTCCGTATCTAATTCTTTTAAAAGAGATATCTGCCTTTGGGTACCTTTTTCAGTACCTTCTAAAATAGCTTCTTGACTTTTTTTATAAGATTCTTGTTCTTTATTTAAAGCTTTGCTAACATTATTAGCCCTTGTTTCGAGTTCTTTATAACTGAATTTAGTTAAATCTTTTTGGTAGGCTGATTCAATAGCAATTATTTCGCCTTTTGTAAATCCAGCTAACTCTAATTGTTTAGCAGATAATTGTTTGTAATTTGCTTCAATGTATTGGCGTTCTTGATCAGAAATATCTCTAGTATTTTTACTTGCATTACTCAAAATAGTATTAATCTTATTAACCCTGTCTTGAGCTTGGTGAACTAATTGTTCACCATATTTTTTGTCGTTTTCTGCTTGTTGTTTCAGACTATCTTTTATAGGACCATCTTTCAGTTTTTCAGCATTTTTAGTTTGACGTTCATACTCTTTATCAATCGTTTTCTGGATAGACTCCACTATGTCTTGATTAGCTTGAATAGCCTTATCGGCTGAAGTTTTCACACCATCAGCATACTCATTGATATAACTTGTAGCTTTTTCTCTCAATTCGTAAGATTTCTCAATCACTTTATCTTGCTCTTTAGTTACTTCCGTACCCCACTTAGCACCTGCCAATTGATGATTGTCATAAGCTTTTTTACCTAGGTATAAAGCAGTGCCGACTGCAGCTATAGAGGCAACAGCTATTGTTGCTGGTCCAGCCAACGCTACCAATGATGTTCCTAACCCAGCTACTCCGCCAGTTCCTGCGGTGCCAGCTGCAACAGTTGCTGATTTACCAAATAAACTTAGTTTAGTAGCTCCGCCACCTAAAACAGTTGCTAAAGTTTCAGCGTTAACCGTTCCTTTAACTAATTGTTCTGATAATTCTGCAATAGCTTTTTTCTTAACCGACTTAGCTTTTAAATCAACAAAAGCTTTTCCTAAACCACCTATATTTTGTGACAATTTACCTGTAATTGAAAGTAAAGGGCCTGCAGCAGCAGCACCTCCAACTAACCCTACAATCATTCTTTGTGTCTTAGGATCTAACTCACTAAATTTGGTTGCTAAGTCTCCAAGTCCTTTTATTAAAGGTTTACTAGATTCTAAACCATCTCTTAACGCATCAACAAAAGGACCTCCTAAGTCAATAGCTGCATCTACTGCTTCATTTTTAAGCATCTTCAATTTGGATTCTGTTGTTTCGTATCTCTTACCAGCTTCTTCTGCTAGTGCGGTGTTTTCTTTAAAAGCACTGTTACCCATTTTTACCGCATCTGAGAACACACCACTTGCATTTGCAGCTCTTAATAGAGAGTCTCTTAAACGAACTTCAGTAATATCCATATCATCTAAAACAGCAATTGCAGATTTACCTTGAGATTCAGCATTAGCCAAACCATCAACAAATTTCATAATCGCTTTTGAAGGATCTTGTTTAAATAAATTACCAAATTCAGCATTAGTCATACTAGCTACTTCTGCAAAATTTTGTAATGAAATAGCAGATTTATCCGCTTCTTTGTACATTGAACTCAATTGTTTATTAGTCAATCCCATTTGACCAGCAGTAGCTTTTAAAGTGTTCCCGCCTTTTTGAACAGCATAGGACATTTGATCAAATGAAACACCACTTTGATTACCTAAATTAATTAACTCATCAAATGCTCCCATACCCTTTTCAGCAGCGAGTTGCATTTGAATCATCACTTTGGAGAAGGCACTTCCTCCAGCCTCAGCTTCAACTCCAACGGAACTTAATGCTGCAGCAAATCCTAAAATTTCACCTTCAGTCATTCCAATTTGAGAACCTGCCCCAGCCAAACGAAGTGACATCGCGGAAATTTCACCTTCAGTTGTGGCAAAATTATTTCCCAAATCAACTAATGCTGAACCTAAGTTACTAAATTTGTCTTGTGACATTCCAGTAATATTAGCAAATCTAGCCAGCTCAGTCGCTGCAGTTTCGGCACTCATGCTTGTTGATTCGCCTAAATCAATCATTGTCTTAGTGAATGACACTACGTTAGGTGTCTCAATTCCTAATTGTCCAGCGGCTTCTGCAACAGCAGCAATTTCTTTATGACTTGAAGGGAGTTCTTTAGAAAGACCTCTTAGTCCATTTTCTAAATCTTTGTATGAGTAAGTGACACGTCCGTTTGAGTCAACAACTTCATCAACAGTTTTCTTAACTCCGGCAAATGCCGACTCCCAAGATACCGCAGCCGTAGTAACAGCTGCAGCTCCTGAAACTAATGGTAATGTAATACCTTTAGTTAATTTGCCACCGTAGTTTTCCATAGTTTGACCATTTTTAATGAGAGAATCACTAGCCTTGTTAATTGCTCCAGTAAAACCTTGACTCTTTACTTGAAGTTCAGCTGTCTTCCCAGCTGTTCTAATCAATTCATTTTGAGCTTCTTTTAACATTAAAGACAATTCTTTTGTTGCTTCTGTTGCTTTACCATTAACGAATGACTGATCATAGGTTTCTTTCAACGCCGCAACATGTGTTTTTTGCTCGGCCATTATCCTTGTTAAGCCTTCATAATTTGCACCCATTACTTTTTGTTGATTACCTAGTAAACTTGCTGATTCCATATTAAGTTGCATTTCTCTAGTCAAATGGTTAATATTCTCTTTTGCTTTTTCAGATTTCTCTGAATACATCATCATAGATTTTTCAACATTAGAAAGTTGTTGCTTGTAATTCGCAAGCTTTCCATTCGCATCTTGTAATTGAGTCGCTAATCGTTTAGTTGAATCAGTTGCTTTACCATCAACAAATGATTCATCATAAGCTTTTTTAAGAGCTTGAACTTGTTTTTCTTGTGCACTAATTATTTTTGTCAGTCCATCATAACGAGAACCTAGTTTGCCTAATTGGTTTCCTGCCATATCAGCTATTTTCATGTTAGCTTGCATTTCTTTAGCTAGGTATCGAACTTGTTTCTTGCTATTCTCAACACCTTTTCCAAATTCAGCATCGTCAAGACCTAGCTTAATGACCATGTTACCTAATGGAGTTCCACCAGACATCTAAGCACCTCCTTCTTTAAGCACTAACTTTCTAACTGGTTTATTTTTCTTAGATTTTTTTGGAGAACTTAATAAAATCTCGTCAATATCCAAACAGTCCGTTTCCATCACATTTTTTATTGTCATAGAAGGGATTTTTTGAATAATGTCTTTAATGAGATTTATTTGGAGGTCGTAAAATCTTGACCACGTAACAGTTGCTCCATCATCGCTTTTTTTGCTGCTTCATCCTCTTCTCTTGAGAAACCTAAAACACGATATCGAACAATGTCATAAACTTGTTTGAAATCATGAGAATCTAAACCGTTCAAGATAGCTTCTTTAGTGACTTCATCGCTCTCAAACAAACCTGCGACAAATTCAGCTTGAAGCTCTTCATATTCATGAGTTTCTGTTTCTTTTTCTGATTCTTTATTTTTCTGCTCCAACTCAGCTTCTTTTCTGATGTAATCAATTTTTTTAGATTGAGGAACAAAGTCACAGAAATATTCTTTAACTTTTCCATCATTGTTTCTAAGACTTAATTTGATTGTTCTTTCTTCCATTAATAAAACCTCCTGTAATTTTCAAAAATAAAAAAGGCTAGTCTTTCGACTAACCTTCTGGAACTGTTGTTGCTTCTCCTAACACTGCAGTCTTAAGTGCTTCAACGTTTGCAGTACCTACTGCTCTAAGAACTTTCATTTTTTCTGTTTTGTCACCAACTGTGATTTCACGAGTAACAGCGTTATGAACATACTCGCCTGGTTCTGGAGTAAAATCTTCATCAGTCTTAGTAGCTAAAGAGAAACCATCTCTATTGAACTTACCTGCAACTAAAGCCCAAGCGATTGCTTCACCTGATAGGGTTTCTGATTCTGCAAAAACGGCAACATAAGGTGGATCAGTTTTGTCTCCAAAACCATCGATACCTTCTTTCATTTGAACAAGCCCTAACCATTCAGCTTCAATTTCTGCTGGCACATCTAACACACCAAAATTTCCAGCTGCTGCACCTACGCCTTTAGAAGCTAAGTAGTACTCTCTGTCACCAGCAAAAACTTTAACTGCTTCTTTTGCTAATCCAGTTAATTCAAAACTAACTGGACCACCTTCTTCTTGAACACCTTCTAATACTCTAATTTTTTTAGTAGTATCTGGTGTTAAATCTTTCTTTAAAACACGTGTTGATAATTTATTAAAACCGTAAGTTTCTGGCATTTAATATTCCTCCTAATAAAATAGACACCGATTAATAATCAGTGTCGTAAATTTTTGTATTTTTTCGATAGCGCCTTGCTTGAACAAAGCGTTTTGTTTCAGTGAAATAAGTATTTAATCCACCAGATAATTGTATGAAATCATTCTCCCACATAATTTTTTTAATCTCTTTTGAGAGTTCATCTGTTAATTTTCTGTTGGTAGTTTCAACATTTATCTGATAACTGAATGTTTGTGACATTTCTTTATTTGCTGCAAAATAAGCACTTTCTGGTGGTCCTAATGGAGTATCAATCACAATGAATGGTTTACTAGTATCTAGTGATTCAGGTACTTCATAAAACTTGATACGATATTCTGTTTTACCTTTATCATTTACAAAACTAGTTTTTTCTTTGATTAAATCATTTGTGATTAATTGGTTATAAACTTCCATCATCATATCTTTCATCGGGCCAATTCCTCCAATTCTCCACGCATTTTTTCAAAGGCAGAGCCTTCAGTCTTATCAACCACACCTTGTAATTTTCCCATACCACGAGGACTAACATAGCGTCCAAACCTTGTATAACCAAACTCGCTAAGATGGACTAAACGCCAACGAGAGCCAGCTCCCCAACCTACCGCAATTTGTTTTGGTGATCCTTTTTTGACTCCAGATACAATAACAGTTGAATGAGTTTCCCCAGTATCTTGATAGGTAGCAACAGCAGCTTTTACATCTTCCTGTAACTCTTTACCGTAATTTCTAAGAGCTTTATTGATAACTCTTGTAGCTCGTGCTTTCCCTAACTTCGCTTCAATATTTTTGATGATTTCATCTGTTCCTGTTACACTCACACTCATGATGTGATACCCAGAATAATCTTTACAAAATCATTATTTTCTATGTCAGGAGCGTGGTCTACAATATCCCAAACTTTATCCTTGTATCTGAAATCATCAAGAATAACCTTGTGTTTGTTGCTTGGTAAATAATCCATGTATGGATCTCGTATTTTAATCGTGACAGCTTCTTTAGTTCCTTTACCGCTTAAAATATCTCTGTCTTTGGAAGACGGTTTATAAACTAGGCAAGTACAGTTATAAAGCTCTTCTTTTTCTTCTTCACCTGGTTCGGGGCCGTCTGAAGGTTTAAACTCAAAAAAAGAAACTGGTGTATTTAAAGCACCAGCTGTAATCTTTTTCGGTTTGTAATTTGAATTAATCGCCAACTAACTCACCGCCTAAAGCTAAAGAAGCATCTAAGATAGCTTGTTGAAAGTTGTCATTAAAGAACTCAATTGATTCATTTCGAACGTATCTTACACGTTCAAATACCAATTCGACACCTTCTGAAAATTCATCAGGATTAAATTTACCAATCAAGGTTTTAATAATCTTGAATGAACTTTCAAGCTGTTCTCCAATATCTTCATCTTCGGAAGAATGGAAGATACGGAAGCGTGCTTTGTACTGACTGATAAATTCTGTTGTATTCATCGTGACTTCTTTTTCTTCCATCAGAAAAGCACCTTCCTTTACTCGGATTCTGAAGTTTCTACTTCATCATGTTCTTCAATCGTTTGTGTTTCTTCAACAACTTCTTCATTCGGCTTTTTATCAATACGCTCTAAAAAAGAGCTACCTAGTGTTTTAATAACTTGGTCAGCTCTTTTTACAGCAATATCAATAACTTCTTCTGGTTGATAAACTTTCCCTTTACCTGGTACTTTTGGATCATCAAGTAATCTAAATTCTTTTAACACTTTAAATTCAGCCATTTATTTCACCTTACCCTTCTGGAACTGTTGGAACTTCAAATTTCAAATCGTAAACATGAGCAGCATCGTTATTTGTTGGATAACCATTACCTAACATATCAATTGCATAAAGAGTCGCACGTTTCATTGCAAAAGTTTCTTTGTAAACATAAACCTTTTCAGGACGTGATTGCGTTGCTTCGTATTCGCCTTTAACAAATGAAATTAACTTGTTCTCTGGAACATCAATTGACTCAACAATATTTTCAATTGGAATGAAAGGCATATTAGAGCCGTAGACGTTATTTAAGTTTGCGAAAGTAACAGCGGCAACAATATCATAATAATTAACTGGGTTTACAATTAAGTGAACCATTCCAGAAACCTTACGATACTTCACTTCACCAGCATCATTTTTATCTACTTTATATGTGTATTTAGAAAGTTTTTTCATTACACCAGCTAATTCAGAAACAATTTTATCTTTAGCGAAAGTTAAAGTTCCGGAAGACGTTTTGTTAGGTAATCCTGTTGATGGGTCTAATGCACCGTCTACATTTTTTAACAATCCGATTGGCTCATCATTACCAGTACCAGTGATAACTTTTTCCGCCCAAATATCACGAACAGCTTCACTTAATGAAATACTGATAAAACGGTCAATCCAACGCGGACCTAAGTCTAAAGTGTCATTTGAAATCAAGAAGAACGCAGTTAATGCAAGTTGAACAAATTCAGTTGCTCCAAATTTAGAATCTAATTGGCCTTCTAAATCTTTATGTAATGGACCGAATACGGCAACACCTGTACGACGAGCACGAATGACTTTCACACGACCAACTGTTGGTGTGAAATTGATAATATTTAAAATCGGGTGATCTTGTTGTAAGTTTTCAAAAATACGTTCTAGCACAGTTTCTGGCCAAACGATATCCTCATCAAAACCGCCTTTTTTAACAGCTTCGTTATAGAATTTAGTTTCATCTGCAGTTAACGTTGGAATCCCACGAGCTGCTAAAACAGCATTGTCAGTAACGTTTTTAAGTTCTTCATATTCTGCTCTAACTTGTTTTCCAGCGTCTTCTGCAATAGCTGTTACATATTCTTCTAAAGCTGAATTAATTTCTTCTGGTGTAGCATTTTCATTAGCCGATGCTGCATTAAATAATGCTTTTGCATCTTTTGTTTTGTTTGTGATTTGTAATACCATGTATTATTCCCCTTTTCTTAATCGATTGATTAATGATTTAGTTTGTTTTGGTGAAACTAATTTAGTTCCATTAACACCTGTTTCAATCTCAATATTTATTGGATTATGGTCTTTTTGAGAGTCAAAAAAAGAAGCCATCGCTTTTTCTACTTGAGCATTTACAATGTCTTCAATACTTTTATTTTCATTTTTAGGTGGCTCAAGTGTTGCTTTGGCTTTATCAATTACATTTTTTGGTAACATTCCAGAACCGTGATTTGCAATCAATCTAGGTTGTTCGACTGTGTCAAACATAACTTCGTCTGCAAAGCCTAATTCGACGGCTTGTTCTGCATTCAACCATGTTTCCGTGTCCATTTTTGCTAGAATATCCTCACGGCTCAAACCGGTTTTTATTCTATAAGCATTTGCAATAGAATCATTCGCATTTTTTAACACTTCACTGTTCTTATCCATTGCATGATAATCACCGAACGTCCCAGATGCTGCGTTATGAATCATCATTCTACCAACAGGACTGATTCTAACTACATCTCCAGCCATCGCAATAACACTAGCTGCACTGTATGCAGATACAACGTTAATTGTTACTTTACCTTCATAAGATTTTAAAACTGTATAGATTTCTGCTCCTTGATCAACGTAGCCGCCCCATGAATTTATTGTGATTTCAACGTCCTCACCATTCTTAGGTAAAGCTTCATTAACATCCCTAGCACAAGTTGCCTCTTCTTCAAAATAATCATAAATCCATTTTTCATCACTAGAAATAATTGGACCATTGATTGAAATTTTAACTGTCATTAACGTTCTCACCTCCTTTCGTTGTTTCTTCATAGTTCTTGGTTAAGAGTAGTTTCTTACCTTCACCATTTGGCAACGGATCTAAATCATAAACATCACGCACTTCATCACGATATATAGTTGCACTAGAAACTACCTTATCAATTTGAACAGCATCTTCGATAATACTTCTAGGAAGTACATTGGTAACTTTAAGACGTTCGCCTCTTACGTATCCAGCTTTAGTAATAATTCCAGATGTTAATTCATCCTTAACTTTTTTAGCTAATGGCTCTGTAAAAGTTTTTCTCATAGCTTTGATATTAGAATCAAGCTCTAATTTTTCACCATAAATAAGCGCCGTAGGAATACCTATGGCGTTGGACACATCATCAATTAAAGATGATTTCATTTTATTCAATTCATCTAATGATTGGTTAGAAACACCTTGTTTATTAGTGTATTCTTCATACTCGAAACCCTTCATTTTAGGAACTATAGCAACTGAATTTTTACTGAAGGATTGATAAATTTTATCAATAAAACCTTGTAACCTTTCAGTTCTTGTTTTACCATTTTTATCTCTTTCCTCATTTACACTACCAGTTGTGTCGATAGAAACTGTTCCACGAATTTGATTGTTTCTCATGGCAACTTCAAGGATACGTCCAAACAATTCAGAATAATCATTGAACAACCCTTTTGTAAATCTTTCTAAGTTCTCATTGTTATACTCAAAATAAAGTACTTCTGACCGTCTAAAAGAACGTTTAAAAACATAATCTTTTACAGATACATTTGTAAATACGTCTTCATAGACTGCTTTTTCTTCCCTAGAGAAATCATCAGCTAACAATAATTGGTTATCATCAGTAAAGATAATTAAAGCTTCATTTTCATCTAATAACCTGTAAAAGAACTTATACCAAAAAGTAGCCGCTGATGTGTCATTATTAGGTCTAACATTTAAAATGTACTCCCATTCAGGACCATCTTTGAAATCCTTAAACTTAATTTCCATCGTTGACATCGTTCTTGCTGCAAAGTCTAAGACAGTTGCTTTAGCCATGATTTTAAGATAAGAACGTTTGGCCGTTTCGTCACCAACAACAAAATCGGGAATCCAATCAGTTGGATCTTCATTTTTTATAGATGTTTTAAAGACATCAAATAAACTCACATATTTTCACCACCTTTCAAGGTAAAATAAAAAAACCTAATGTAGATTAGGTTTCAACTATTATGTATTTCTATTAATTCTCTCAACTCATTATTTGTTTTTGCGTTAATTATTTTATTCTTAATTTTATCATTAAGAGGTTTACAACCGTCCGATATAGCAGTATTCGTACTACCTCCGATAAATATATTGTTATGAGTTTCTTTCGGCGGATTTCTTCTAAGCGTTTCTGAGTCATCACTATAACTAATATATTTAATATCAGCATTCGATTCAAAACAGACTCTTAATATATCTTTAACTTGTTCAAACGGGTAATTAGAACCTAGCCAGATGGATTGAGAACTATCTTCATTTTCAATATTAACATTTGACTTATATACTTCTGATGAAACTTGAATTTTATAAAGATTTTTACGTAACTGTTCAAAATTTTGAGTTTTATTATTTATTTTCACTTTATAAAATGTTTCTACTTCTACTATTTCAGGGTCTTTAACAATCATTGACGTCACTTGTTTATTTTGTTTTATTTCTATTACTTCGTTAGAATTTGTAAAATTATTGAATGTTGATAAAAAATTAACTTCATCTTTATAATCTGATGGACCATATAATTTTTTGTGATGTTTTACAACTAGGTAGGTAAAACATCCTAATGTTAAAACTGGAAAAGCAACAATAAAAATAACAAGAATTAAATTCAAACTATAATCTAATTGCGATTGAGTTATTACAAAAGCTGCAATTCCCTCTGTTAACACTAAGAACATACCAATTATTCCCAATGGGTTATTAAAAAAAGATTTTATTTCCCTTCCGAATTTGTTCAAATTGAATCTACTCCTCCATATTTTTAGTTCACATTTAATAATACATTAGAAGTAAAGTTTAATCATCTCTAAAAATCAATCTCATCCAACATATCAAATGATTCATCAATATCAAATTGTTCTTCTAACTCTTTCGCACACCACATGCCACACAAAAAACACTTAAAACCATCTGTTTTACGTCTAACTTCTTCTTTCTTGAGGTAATGTTTATTACCATCTGCATTCGTCTTTACAAGCACGTTATTTGTGTACCAACGCATTAGTGGGTTGTCACCAAAGATAATATTATTATTAGCAAAAGCATCTTCAATACGAGGAGCCAACAAACTATCCGCTGCTCTTGGATTTTTAATAACTATTACTTCAAATCCTTCAGCTTTTAATAGTGGTCCTAAAATTTCCATTCTAAAATTATCGGCAACTATTTTAGTCACGCCATATTCTTCTCTGGCTTTGACAAAATATTCAACAATATATTTAGGGCTAATTGTTGGTTCATCAACAACAGTTAATAAACCTTTCTTCTCCCATTTTTTAATTGGTGCAAATCGTTCTTTTTTATGCTCTTCTGCTTTTCTTGAGTAACCGTAATAAATGTCCACAAATTGCTTTCTAACGAATGAATGAGTCTTAAAGACATAGTCATCATCAACTTTAAATAAAAGCCCACAAGCGGCAAAATCTCGTAAACTAGCATAGTCTAAACAGCCAATAGCTTGTCTACCTCTCACATCCGGAACCTTTCTTAAAGTAGTTAAATCTTCTTCATATGCAGTTCTTAACATTTCTTCACGAGTTGCTACTGATTTTTCTAAATCTGTAACTGGTAGGTTCATTCGTTTAGTCATAAACTCTTCTCTGTTTGATGGGTCGTCTTCTAAATCCTCGTACTCTTCCAACATTGTTTCATATAAACCTTCAGCATAATCTGACAAAGGTTTATGCAGCATTGGGTTTGCTAGTTCCCAATTGTCTGGATCATCAACTTGTTCTTCTGAATCTAACAAACACATAAAAGGAAAAAGAGCGTTAGGGCGCGTGTCACCTCTTAACACTCTTCTAGCTTTTTCTTTCATGTTATCCAGGAAGCCCTCACGAACATAACCATCAGTTCCAGTGTAAAATTCTCTCGGATTCTTCTTTTTACCTAAACCAGATATATGAACCTTTACATCTTTGTTATCTGGATAACGGTGTATTTCATCGAAACCAACAGCACCATCTCTTAAACCGTCTTTTGTGTCTCCGTTGGACGTTCTAAACTTGATACTACTATTAGTTTTCTTGCTGGTAATAACTGACTTACCATATTCAAACGCTTTTTGAAGAACCTTATTTCTTTTGATAGTATTATAGATTTCTTCAAAAGAAGTTTTAGCTTGTTCTTCGGAGTTAGCAATAATTGAAATGTTGTAATCATTAATTCCATGAAGTTCTGTCTGCAAGAAATTAAGAACAACAGATAGCAAACCGTTCTTACCACCACCACGACCAAAGAACCAAAGGAACTTACGATAAAAATTCCTGTCATTCTTTTTGAAAAATAAAAATACAAATGCGATTAAAAACTTTTGAAACGGCTCCAAAGGGAAGAACCATTTTTCACCATAGTTGATACAATCCTCAATCATCTTGTCATCAAAATAAATATCATCACGAGAAAGAACATCTCTCTCCAGGTACTCTATCAAATCAATTCGATCTTTGTTTAACTTAATCTCACCGTTTTTATATTGATTGATATAAAAATCAACATGCTTTTGATGAATCATGTTAAATCACTCTCGTTATAATCTTCTGGATCAGTTACAACTTTTTTACCTAGTTCATCAAGATTGAGGTCTTTACCTAGCGTGATAATTGCACGAGAAATTTGCACTTTTTGAGCTATTGCGGGATTAGGTTTCAAGAACTTTTGAGAACCATTTTCTACTTCAATCATCGGCCCATATTTTGTAATTGAACTATTCATTTTTCGATAAAGCTTAACTAAATCAAGGTATCGCTCAACTTTTTCAACTTCCATTTGGTCGTTAATATCAATCTGTCTGAAAAGTTGTTTCTTCAAATCTGACATCCTCAAAGTCCTACACCCCCCTATGCAAAATTTTTATCTCGTATATTTAGACGATTGACCCCATCCACCGGTTCCCATCAGTCCCCAAATCCATGAAACTTTTTCGACCGGGGGCTTGATTTAATAATGTTTTAAAATAAAAGTGGCGAGCTATCCCAATTTAGAGATTTCTCACCACTTTATGTATATGACCATCTATATCCCTTATGCGTCTTCGCTCCATGCTTTCCATTACAACAATTGATAACACTTGACTTGTCAAATCCGTTTCGACCTGCTTCGTTAGCTGATGGGAACACGATAGTTCTATCACCTATTAAACTAACACCTTTAACTTCTTTCATATTCTTTGTATTGTTACGACGAACTCCGTTACATCTTGCTATCCTTGTACCATGATTACAGTTCTCTTTAGATGTTACCCATTCTAAGTTAGAAGGTAAGTTGTTTAATTTATTCTCATCGATGTGATTTACTTCTGGTAGATTGTTTTCGTTTAATACAAATGCTTGACCTACTAATCTGTGTACCAGAAACGTTCTTGGTTTGCCCTGATTTCTCAAATGAACTTGATAGTAACCTGTCGTTCCTATGTTATTCTTTAAAATATTATTGGTTCTTTTATTTCTAACTTTACCTTTATTACTTATTTGATAAAGTTCTTCATAATCTTTTATGTCCTTCCATATCTCACAACACATCGAATTCATCATCCCACTTTCTTTTCTTCTTGTTCTCTCTGAACTCAAAACGTTTATGTTTTTTATTATGATGCATCTTACATCTTGTTCTTAAATTATCATTATCAAGTGCGAGCTCAGGGTAATCTTCCAACTCTTTAACGTGATCAATTTCTAGTATTGCATCATATTGAGTTGTGACTATTCCTTCATCTTTTGCAATCTTGACACTCGAAGTTGTCCCGTTCTAATATTTCTTTTCGTTTAGCCTTCCACTCTGCTGAACCATAAAATTTTGCTCTAGCTTGCTTAGTTGATACATCAATCATTACCAATCACTTTCCTTTCTGTAACTCCTCAAGATAAATAGTAACCAACGCTTGCTGTACCTTTAAGATACCTTCCACACCAGGATTACTTACATCTAACCCAAATCTTTCTTTTAAGAACACAGCATTGTGTGGTGCTTGAATTGTTTGTTGAGTGACATAAAACATTAAAGCAGATGATTCAGCCATGGTTAAACCATACTTGGTAGTGAGTGATATGATCTCTTCGCCTAACTTATCCATGTCTTTTGATTCATGATTCTTTTGTATCTCAGTTAGATGTGGATACTTCTTTTTGTTTAGTTTTTCCATAATGATAATTCCTTTCTAATTTTAGGCATTATAAAAACACCTAACTAACCTTAGGTGTTTTTATTTTTTTCTTTTTGTTTTATTTCTTCCTTTATATCTTCTAAAATACTTTCCAAAAATAATAAGTATAATCTATTTTTTTCTTTTTTAGCTTCTGGCATAGTTACAAAATATATAACCATTAATAAAATTATCAACACTAATAAAATGTAAATTAACGTATTTTCAAATAGATTTGTATTTTCAACTGTACTACCGAAAACTTTAAGCATAACTGTATAAATTTTAGGAATTCCTTCACTAATCCATGTTAAACCTGCAAATGATAGAATTATTGAAACAATTATACTAGTCACATTTTTCTTTTCAGGTTTTGTTTTTAAATATAAAATCCAATTTTTCACTTCATTTAACATTTCATCTAAGTTTTCGCCATTTATATTTATTAAAATTCCTTTTCTGATTTCTTTTTTTATTTCTTCAACTTTATGTGGAATATTTGCATCTTTTTCAAAATTCCCCTTAATTTTTTTTACTATTTCTTCTAATTCTGTCGTGTTGCCATTTAATTCATATCTTATAAAAAGATTCTTATCATTCAAATTTTTTATTTTTTTCTTTATTCGTATATCTCGAATATATGAAATCACAATAAACAATATTGTCAAAATGCTATACAAGATAAAAATTGTAATTAAAGCTGATAAGATATAAATTGCTAAATATGATACATCTCTTACGGTCATTGCAGAAATAAAATTAAAAACAAAAATAAATGCTATGATTAAGAACGCAATAATCATATTTTTCCAATTAAACATTTTCCTTCCTAATTTAAAAATATTTTCACTATTTATACTGTTACTTTCATTAAACAGAGCAACCACTCTCCTTTTCTCCAATAAAACTATCATACCTAATTAAAGAAGATAAAGGAAGACATTTTATTAAAAAAAGAATAACAATATGTTATCTAACGATAATTATACACACTATTCAACCTATTACTTTATTCATATAAAAAAGCCTAGCCCTAAAAGAGCCAGACGTTTATTTTTAGATTATTAAAATTCAGATTGATTTCTTGTCCATCTTGTTTCTGGTTTACTTGGTAAAATTAGTGTTACAAAAATTATTATTGATCCAACTATTGGAATTAAATAAAATAATATCCACCAATTACTATGATTCCTATCATGCAGTCTTCTGGCACGAACTGTGAAGTTAGCTAGCCAAATAAGTAAACTTAGAATCGTAAATACAATAGTTATCATATTCCATTCTTTTATGATATTTGTCCCATCAGACATAAAATCAATATACCTATACGATCTAGTAACAACTGAATATAAAACTAATACAAAATAATTCAACAATTGCGGCCACCAATATTGAGCTCGAGTAGCAGTCCCATCCATTAGTGTCATGTTATTCCAATATTCTTTATAAGCGTTTTTCATGAAAACACCTCCTTAAATTCTAGTTTAAAACTTATAAGGAGGATGTCAAGAATATTAACTCAAAAAAACAATCAATTAAAAAACCTTTTTTGTATTTTAGTAATTATAAAAGTAAAAAATAACAATAAAAGACATCTTAAACTTCTGTTACGTTTTAATTAAATAGGTTTTCATGTTCTAAAATTTATTAGTCATTATATTTAAATAAAAACACCTAAGGTTAGTTAGGTGTTAGGTTAATTAATCAATAGGAAATAGATCTTCAACATCTTCATAAGCTGCTTTCAACGCTTTTCCCTTTTCTTCATTCGTTAACTCTTTTGAATTAGCAATATTTCTCATTACGTCTTCAACTTTTACTTCTTCTACATCTTTTTTAAAATAGTCGGAGGTTACATCAACAGAAGTTTGAATAATTATACCTGTCAACGCTATCATAGAAGCTTGAATAATATTTTCATAAAAAGTATTTCTAGCAGCTACGTTTTTATCCCTTCTTTTTAACTCATCATCATTTATTCCTTGAGGATGAATTTCCGGCATTTTGTAAAGAATAAATATAAGTATCTCTCTTTGTTCTGCTGTTAAGTTTTTATCACGTTCAATAATTTTTTCTAAGTCATTAAAATTATTATTAACACACCAAGCAAATATAATGTTAGTTAATTTAAGATTATCAACACGCACATTTGTAAGGTTATTTCTTTCAGATTGGTAAGCTAATTCTAAATCATCAATAGTAAAATCTAAAAAATTAAAATAATTGTTCATTATCTGCACTCTCCTTTTCTTCAATACAAATATCATACCGATTAAAAGAACAAAAAGAAACAACAAAAAGACATTTATTAATCAGATGTCATAAATAATAATGCTCAAAACTGGCAACGAGCAATAAAAAAGTAAAAATTTGTTAGTTAGCCGGAAACATAATAAGTTGGAGGGCTCGCTACCAGTTTTCAACAAGCGACAACTACAAGTGAGTTTTCAAAGTTTTTATGTAGTTGTCGCTGTTAATTTAGCGTTATCTTCAAAAGAGGAGCAGGTATGGCAACCATTCCTTTTCTCTGATAAATTACTATGCTATTAATATAGCGTATATGATTCAATACTTACATACTCACAATGACCATACATTTATGATACATTTCAAAATAGAGTAATTTGATTATCTTTAGTCCTGTTTTCATCGTAATACTCTATTTCAGATATCTTTTTTTGTCGTTCATTGCTGCGTGCTTCGTATTCATCAACAAATTTCAAGGTGTTTCTAACATCAGAATGTTTCTTTCTGATATAAGAAGGGCTATAACCTGTTTCTTCTGCTATTTCTTCTAAAGTCATATTATCAACGTATTTCAATTTTACAATTTGATTTTCAACACCGGAAAAGCTGTCTACTAAAATCAACAGCTCTTCTTTTTGTGCTTTTAATCGGTCCAACTCTTCTAACATTTTTTCAATATTATTTTCAAGGGATGATGATCTTGAGTTTTTTTCAATTTTTATTTCTGATAAATCTCCGTAAATCCACCTGTTTAATTCAAGCTTACTTTTATTGAGATTCCATTTTATGTATAAAATTTGTTCTTCTAATTCTTGATAATCCTTTAACCATTGAAATCTCAAAACACCACCCCTTATTTCTGTATTAGATGCTTGTCACTCATTGCTCTGACCAGTCTTCAAATAAATCTAACGTTTTAACACCCAATGCCCATGCAAACCTCTGAATAGTATTTAATCTGATTTGTTTACCAGATTTTTTATTCTTGATGTATTCAGAGGTTTGATAACCTACTTTTAAACATAGAGTAGAAACAGTAATCCTTTTTTCACTTCTGTATCTATCAATGTTTTCCCAAACAACTTCTGAAATCAGTCTTTCACCTTCAGGTATTTTAGTAAGGATCTCCTTCTCCATCGTCTTCACCTACTTCTACAGTTTCGCTTGACTCTTCAATTGGTGCTTCAACTTCTTCTGTGTTTCGTTTTTCATCATTTTCATTTTCTGAAACAGAATCAGCTCCAACGCCAGTTGTATCAACAGGTTCTTCTTGTTCCACTTTTTCAGTTTCTTCAACTGGTAAAACATTGCCGCTTGCATTGGCTTTTTTCCAAGCATCAGCAAATGGTGCTAATTTACGTCTAGCTTTTTCCAACTCATTGATTAAGGCTGATTCCGAAAACTCTAACTCTACAGCAATTTCACTCATGCTTACACCTTGTGCTAATTGCTGTAACACTTCTCGAGGATTGACTTCACCAGGGAAACTAAATGATCCAGCGTTTAAAATATATTCATCGATTACTTCTTTATCGACTGAGAAAGATTTCTGAACAATATCAACGTTTCCTTTTCCGTCAACATCTAATTGTGTTTGTTCTTGTTTGACAACTTGAACTGTTCCATCAGAATATACTTTGTACTCCATCGTTGGTTTGTCCACTGATTTATCAAAAGGCACTGTGTAGCTGTAGTTTTCTGGCACAATCATAATATTAACCGTCTTTCCTAAAAATTCGTTTAAATCATCTGCTTTACCTTTTAAAGATGAATTGCTAATTACTAATAATACTTCTGTATTTCCATTTGATTTATTGGTTACTTTCTTAACCTCTGGGCTAAAACTTACTTGTTCTGTCATTATTTTTCCTACTTTCTGTTTTTCTTATTTGTGTTATGATATTTTTAAAATAAGGAGATGATTTTATTGATTGAAAAACGACTTCATTTTTATAATTTTGACGAAAATTCTCATGACTACTATGACATGGATATTGAAGAACCAAGAATATGTAATCACTGTAATCATAGTGGAGAACAAATTTTCATTGATGGTATCTCATTAAGTGAACCTGATGATGATATCTCAGCAATCTGTTTTTTTAATTGTTATTTTTGCAAAAAAACCTCAATCTATTTCATGGGGCAGTATCGAAATAGCCATAATTTTTCGTGGCTAGATACAATTGATGTAATCCCAAAATCTAAAAAGACAGATAATTACATAACTCAAAATCATGAACTAACTCAACAATTTCCAGATTTTTTTAAAATTTATAATCAATCTCAAAAAGCTCAAGATGAAGGTTTAGATCAAATTGCTGGTATGGGATTTAGGAAATCATTAGAGTTCTTGGTCACTGATTTTTTATTATCTTATCCTCCTAAAGATGTTAGTGAAGAATGGTTAAAAAATCCAAAAACATCCTTAGGTAACAAAATAGAAAAGTTAGAAAATCAAAGAATCCAAAAACTATCTAAAGCAATTTCTTTTATCGGTAATGATGAAACTCACTATACTAGACGCCATCCTGAACACGATGTAGAATCGATAAAAATGTTTATCAAAGCACTTTTGAGTGACGTTGAAAACGAAATGACTTTAATCGAAGCTGAAAAATTACTTAACAAACCTAAATAATCACAATTCTTTTGTTTTAACATAATCTATTAATTTTCGATTTGTTTCCATTGCTTTTTCTAATGAGAGAGAATTGAGTTCTAGCAAAGCTTCTAGAAATTCGATTTTCTCTTTTAAATACTTGATTTCCTTATTCATTTTTACACCTCCGCCTTGACTTATTAAATTCATTTGATACAATTATCTTGCGTTTATTAATTTAAACGAAGCTAATAAGCCGGTATAACTCAGTGGATAGAGTACCCCTCTCATAAAGGGGACTGTCGTGGGTTCAAATCCCACTACCGTAAACAAACGTCATAGACGTTTTATATACAGTAACCAAGTACCTATGGTGCTTGGTTTTTTTATTATCTATTTCCTAAAATAATGTCTCCTGATGACTTTCCAACTGACTAACAACAACTTCCGCTCTTGGATTACTTGAATAGAACTTTTCAGTAATCAATTTAACGACTTGGCCATCATCTTCCCAAAGGATTCCTTTAAGAGCATCAAGTATTCCTTTAGCATAGTTGTCAGCATCTGGTTTGGTAATAGGTCGTAACTCTTTGTTTTCGGCCTGTTCTTTTTTTATTTTTGAGAAGCTTTTTAAACTCTCTTTATAAATATCAACTCTGACTTCTAAAGGACCTTGCATTAATTTATCTGGTTTACACTGGTTAGCATACTTTGCGACTACTTTTTTATAAGCAGCACTTTTAGGTGGATCATACGCTCTAACAAAAGGCTTTGTTGTAAACTTTGGTCTACCTTGTGGAACGGGCTGACCAGGTATAACAATTTTGATTTCCAAATTCTCACCCCTCTATTAATTCCATTCCTAAATCTTTACGAATTACATTCTCATGAATTCCGTTATATTCAGCCATTTTTTTAACTAATTCTTCTTTCCAAAAAGGGTTTCTAACTATTTTTTTATTAGGAGAAGGAGCAAAACTATAGACTCCTAATCCTACATCAAAGCTATGTTCAACCATTTAAACTCCTCCTAAAAACTAAAATCACTTCGTTTATCCTTTGTTGCATCAGTAAATTTAATAATATGTCCTTCTACTCCCCTAAATAATCGGCTGATGATTTTCGGGTTATAAATCTTTCTCATTTCATCTGAATTCAAGTTAGTAGTTACAATAGTTCTTGTTCTAGCATTTAAAACGTTGAATAAGAAACGCTGATTGTACTCACTTGATTCAGTTCCCACTTTTTGAAATGAGGACTCACTCCCAAAATCATCTATTACTAAAAGCTCCGTTTTTGTCAGTAGCTCAATCATGTTGTGTTCAGTGTATTTACTATCTGGATTATTAAAACTATCTTTAACCAATCTCAATACATCGCTAATCGAAACAAACAAGCAGCTTCCTTCTGGATCTAAATTTTCATTTACTACTTTGAGAATCGACATCGCTAAGTGAGATTTACCGACACCAGGAACACCAGTTAATAAAGTATTGAAATGTCTATCTCTATCTATGTAATCAGCAGCTATTAATTTAGCTTCTCTAAGTGCATGTGACGTTTCTTCGTTGTCAGCAGTGTAATTATCAAAAGAAGCATTCCAAAGTGTTATATCCCCTAAAATCGAATCTTTCTCTAACGTCTGGATGGTTCTTCTTAAATGTTGATTCTTGCTGATAGTGTTTAACATTTCTTTTTCTTTAAGTTTCAACTTCTCACGATGGCATTCAGTACAAAAAGGTTTTCTATCCCCTAGCTTAGAAAGTTTTGTCTGATGTTTTTCACAAATTTCATCTGTCTGTTCTACACTTCTTAATAAAGGAAAATCCATTAAAAGTTCACCTCCGAGTTCGTTTTCATTTTTTGTTGTGGTTGATTATTTGATTTATTCGGCTGTTGATACTTACTAGCATTTTGTTTTTCAAACTTTTTATTTAAAGCTTCAACATCATCTAACGTTTTAACATTATTCTTTTCCCATGTTCTCAAAATACTTTCAGTGTACTTAAAGCTGTATGCATTCCCCTCTGCTGATTCTTTAAGTGCAGCTATAACTAATTCTGGACTAAGATCTTTACTCCAATAGTCCAAACTCTCAATCATAAATGAGTTAGCCATCCCGAAAACTTGCTCATAAGCTTGAACAACATTTTGTGGTTCCTCTACTACAACAACTTTGTTAACATTGTTATCTTTGTTAACATTGTTATTATTGTTCCGTTGCTGTTCACTTGCTGTTCCGTTGCTGTTCCGTTGCTGTTCGGGTAGTTCTTTTCTGTATCGCTCAAACCCTTGGTATTCCTCGTAATTAACCACTGTAAATAGTGTTCCGTAATCGGTAGTCTTGATTTGAATTCGATTTTCTTTCACGAGTTGGTCAATTTTGTTTTTTATGGTGTGCAACGAGTATTGTTTTACTGCTCTTTTTTCTGTATAAGCTAAATCTTTTTGTAGATTTCTATATGATCTAAGATACTGACCACGACCAACATGAACATCTGCAACTGTGACTCCTTCTTTGGCAAAGACCGCATTGCCATAAATATAGAAAAAGATTCTAAACTTCACTACATCAGTCCAAATTGGATTTTCAAATATTTCTCTACTTGTCTGGAATGCTCCTTTACTCATTTAGGTCATCACCACCTAAGCTACATAAACTGGAACACCAGTTAACTTCTGTATTTTTTCTTTGAACTCTTTTTCATTGCTGTTGGCATCTGATAAATGCAATAAGTGGATCTCTTGCAAATCTTCGCTCATATTTATTTCAATAAATTTAGCTGCATTCTCAAAGTCGAAATGACTTGATTTAATTCTTGTTTTTAAAACTCTTTGAAAGAAGTCTGTTCCTAAATTTCTGTCGATAATCTCATTTGAATAGTTAGCTTCAACCATCATGTGAGTTACTCGTGGAAACTGATATTTAACGTAATAAGAATCAGTGATAAAAACTAGTCTATCTCCTGATGTGTTATCAATCAGAAAACCGCAAGGCTCCTTAACATCGTGCTTTGTTTCAAATGGAGTCACAAACCAAGTTCCGATTTTGTAAGTCTTTTTGTACTTCATGAAGTTAAAGCGATAATAATCTTCTTTATAAAATTTAAGAGCTTCATCATCAACCATCGCTTCGAATGTTCCTTGTGTTGAGTGAAAATCAATTGAGGTTGAATCAATAAATTGTGGTACACAATTACAATGGTCACGGTGTTCGTGAGTAACCAAGCAGCCGACTACTTTTGAAAAATCGAACATCATCTTTTGCTGAACGTTTTTAAAACTCACTCCGCATTCAATCATCAGTTGGGAATGACCATCATCAATTAGATAGCCATTCCCTTTACTACCTGAACCAAATACTTTTATTGAAATCAATATGGATCACTCGCTTCATCTGTTGGTTCACCTTCAGAAAAATCACCATCAATAATTTCACCATTATCAGTTACATTAGTTGGTTTCTTTTCTTCAACTGGTGGAGTCGGATCAAGTACTTCTGAATTAGCGTTCTGTTCGATTTCTTCGATAATCTCAACTTCTTTTCTTTCATTTTCATCCTGGTACTCATTAGAAGTTGTATTATTGATTGACTCAATAAGTAAATCTGAATCATCTGACGTGTTAATAAATGCTTTTGCCGCCCGATTGATAACTGTGCGTTTTGCCATTTCTTGTGGAAAATCATTTTGAACATTCTTTGTTTTTGCTTTGCTCCAAGATTTATCGATTTCTTTTTTTGTCATAGTTGTTAAAAACTGTTCGCCTTCATCCGATTCAATAATCGCATACGCTCCAATAATCTGATTGTCACGATTTAAGAACGAAGTTTCGTGTTTCAATAATTTTTCTTTACCAAACTCATCAATACCTAAATCAAAATCATCACCCTCATAAATAATGTTGGCCCAAATGTTTTTAACACCTTTAAGCCGTTTAACAACTGCCATTGTCCCAAAATATGAACGTGTCATTTTTAAGGTTTGACCATAAGGAACAAAGTAACATTGAGTTTTCGCAGGACTTAATCCTTGAATAACCATATCTAAAAGTGCGTTAGCGATTGATTCTTTAGAACATTTTTCTAATAGATTGCCACTTGAATGGTTAGTTAGTGCAAAGAAAGCTGATTTTAATGCATTAGCATGGCTGTAAGAAGTTGGTAGTGCTAACCCTTCATTTTGCATTGCTGAAATTTTATTATTTACCTGATCTGTAATATCTCTTTGAACTACTGCTGGTGCTTGGCTTTTATTTGTCATTTTAATAACTCACTCCTATATTTTGATTTTGAGAAATCATTAAGTTGATTTCTTTTTCAATTATTCTTTTTCTGTCATTTAAACTATCAATCAATAATTCTTTTATTAAAGGTTGGACATCTGTAATCCCTAAATCTTCCTCCAATTTAACCTCATGCCATCTAGTGTTTACTCTTTCTTCAAACGGTCTATATTGGTTATTAACATTAAAAGTTGGTACAGATAGAGAAACGTCTGTCATAATCTCTTTAAGATTATTCAAAGCAGGAGTTTCTAAACTAACTTTTAAATCTTCAATCTCGTTCAATTGTTCTTGTAACTTTTCTAATTCCAAAATGTGTTTTGTCACTTTTGGTAATAATTTATTAAACATTTAATAATCCTCCACTGTTTGTTATTGCCCGCACATTGGACATTACTTATGATTGTAAATAAGATACTTAATCAAATTTCAACAAGAGTAATTTTATTGCAAGATAAAAGTTTTCGATTTCTAGGTCAGTGTTATAGCTTTTGTCTTGCTTTTCTAATTCTCTAATTCTTAAATACCTTTCACGTGAATTTATTTTTTTTCCTTCAAATTTTATTTCAGTTTGTTTTTTTAATTCTTTTGAAAACTCACGAATTTCTTGATAAAGCTCCTCCATTAACTCTCAACCTCCACTCTAAATTCTTCATCCTTAGCAAACAACCGGATTAACTGACCGTTAAAACTTACATCAGTTGTGATTGATTCTGCGTTATCTAGGAATAAAGGTACTTTAATACCTAGTCCACGAGATAGTCCTGAAACAATGTCTAAATCACATTTACCACGTTCGCCAGTTGAAGCTCCTTCTGAATAACCAACACCGTTAAAAGTAGCCTCACACACTTCTTTGATAGCTTCGTTTTTCTGAACTTCGAATAGTTTGAACTCAACAGTTTCAAAGTGATTATTAATTGATTCAGTTAGATACTTAACTTTTTTACGAGTGAATTCATCAATTAAGAATAGTTCGCCTTCAATTTTGTTGTTACGCTCTTTCATATCAGCATCATCTTTTTTAAGTTCAGCAATTCGTTTATTAATTGGATCTACTTGGTCAAATTTAAATGTAAGTTCAATCAATCGATTAACTTCTTTCTTGGCCAAGTCACGCTCTTCAATAAACGGTTGATTAGCTTCAACTGAACTAGCCTTAGCATTTAAGATTTTTTGTTGAACATCATCAATTTCTTTTTGAATATTTTTAAATGTTTCAGATTCTTCAAATGTACCGGCTGACTGTCTTTGAGTTTCCAACTCCTTGTTTAACAAATTATATTGAGAAAGAGTTGTTTCAATTTTTGAAGTAACTTCAGCTAATGATTTTTCTTTTTCCGAAATGGTTGATTGCAGCTTTTTAATATCAGCACCCATTTTCTTACCTGCTTCAATATTCTTTTCTAGAGCAGTAGAACGTTCAGTATTAAACTTAGCTACCATATCGCTTATTTGGTTCTCCGGAAGTGATTGACCACACATAGCACATTCTTTTTTATGTTCATCAAAGGTCATGTCTTTCCATTTATGATAATCACTACGCATTAAGTCTTGTTGACTCTCTAAAGATTCTTTGTTCTGTGTGAGTGTTTTAATCTCTAAAGAAATCTCATTTTGCTTGCTTCGTAACTCAGAACCTTTAATTTGTAAGTCAGTGACTTCCTTTTGTAAATTGTCAGTTGATAGATTAACGGTTGCTAAAAACTTATTTTTTTCTTCTGATAATTTAAGTCTTAAAGCTGATACTTCTTCATTAAACTGATTTGATGAGCCACCATTTTCAGCAGCTGCTAAATCTTGTTCCTTTTGTTCTAAAACTGTTTGAGCTTCTTTTAATTGCTCTTCAATTTTAGATTTATCAAGTTCATCGAGTTCTAAACGGTTAATCATGTCCACATTTTCTTGGATTCGACCAGGTAAAGACTCAATATCTTGTTTAATTTTTTTGCGCTCACCTTGCAGCATTTTCTTTTTATCTTCAATTGATTTCCCATCAAGAACTTTTTCCAAATCTTTTAGCTCAGGATCCATTTCAATAATCTCTGCATCAGTAAGACCAGTTAAACTAATCAAGATTTCACGTCTTGCTTTCCAGTCCATTCTCATAAAGAAACCAGCATCAATCATCATTTGGATATAAGTTGGATTGTTGATACTTTCAATAAATGCTTTCCAGTCACGTTCTAACTTCGGAACTTCATCGATATAATAACTTGTCTTGTCATTCCCTCGAGTTTTTTCTAGTTGACCACGAGGTTTAGTCCACGTTTCAGTCATAACACGTTTTAAAGTCGTTACTTGACCATTGATTTCTAACTCAGCTTCAACTGTTGGTTCAAGCCCTAAAATTTCTTTATTATTTTCATGTAATGGTTTAGGATTCAGATTCATCCCAGTTGTGTCTTTACCAAAGAATAACCACAGTAAACCGTCAGCTAAAGAAGTCTTACCAGAACCATTTGGTCCAATTGCTTTAGCTGATTGACCGTTAAGCTCTAGCTTGTAATCCTTAAAACCTTTGAAATTTTTGTATTGAATAAAATTTATTTTAATTTCTGTCATTTCGTGATACACTCTCCTTGAATTTAATATTTTACTTCTGACTGATTTTGGCTTGCCGGCGAATCAGTCTTTTTTGTGTGTCCAGATATTGCCATCATTGATCCAAGTAATGCATTTAATCCATTTTGGCTAAATACCATTTCTATTGTTCTAACAGAATTAGGTCTACTCATTTCAAACTGCTCTGATTTAGCGACAATTCTATAATCACCATCTTTTAATTTTTCCAATGATAAAGTTTCTTCTGAATAATCATTAATATTTTTCGCTGTGTTCTCGACTTTCACTCTTACTCACCACCTTTCAATTTATTGCCTTTATTTCTAAATTTCTAATCACTATTATTTCCTATCAATCAAATTGGTGTTATAATCTGTTGAAAAGGAGTAGTAAATTATGAATAAAAAGAAAAATGTCTATTTATCTTTAAGCATTTCTTTATTCTCTATGTTTGGTTGTACTGTTGGAATCTTTCTCGGATTATTGCACAATAATATTCTTCTTTATTTCACTATCTCATTCATTGTTAGCTACTTAATAGGTACAGCCATTGGCCTCTACTTATATAAAACCTATGACCAGTAAAATAAATCCTAAAAAGGAGTTGCTAACTATGATTGATAAATGGCAACGTTTAATAATTATTTCTCTTTACGCCACTTGCTTTATCTACTTAGGTCTTAAACTACTTGATTCACTTTTAATATTCCCTTACATGTTACTTGGCATATTGTTAGCGAATACTATTAGAAAACATTTTTTTAATAAACGTAGATGATTATATGCTGATTTTTTTGATATACTCTTGTAAAGGAGTTGTTTGTTATGTCTAAAAATAATAAAAATGAAACTAGTTATTTAGCAATTGGCACTGGACTTGGTGTCATGTTCGGTATTCTTTTCAAAAATCTAGCACTTGGTATTGCATTGGGTGTAGGTATTGGAGTTGCCCTTGACGCTAAAAATAATAAGAATAAATCTGATAAACAAGGATGATTTCATTCTTGTTTAATCAACTTTAACCAACCTTCTAGCATTCTCAGTAGTCCTTCTTAAATAAACTGGACGTCCATAGAATCTAACTGACTCTTCTTTAATTCCTAACTTAGTCGCGATCTCTTTAATTGTTCCGAACGCAATTTCTTTTTCACCTTGGTAGACTGAATAAATCATTTAAATCACCCTTTCACATTTACCTTCATTAACCTTGTAAAGCTGACCTAATCTATTTTGGATAAACTGACCATCATTGGTATTGAACCAAGTATACGAATCAGTTTTCTTAAAACCCCAAACTTCAATATTATTACTAAAAAAATAATCTTCTGTTGGCGACATTAGCTAACCTCCCAGCCATCTTGAACTAATTTAGGTTTATACTCTTTGCCAGTCCAACCATGACCGTTACATAATTCGCATTCAGTAGGTACATAGACTATTTCATCAGGTACCCAACCACTATCAGGTAAGCCAGATGGATATCTTTTTATGGTTTCCTTAGAATAAATACCTTGTCCTTTGCATTGCGGGCATTCAAAAGGAAGTTTGTACTCTTCAATAATTTGATTAAGTGTTTTATCTCCACCTAATTTATTTGCCAAATCGATAATTTCTTTTTTCTTCACTTTCTCACTCCTTAAAAATACTTTCTAAATACTCTTGGTCATAACCACACCATCCGTCTGAATCAGATAGCGCTTTTCTCAATTCATTAGCATTGCTAAACTCTCCAACGAATTCATCAATATCTCCACATTCTTCACATCTTTCTGGTTCGTAATCTGGATTTGAGAATAAAGCACCGTTTAAATGATCTCTATAGATAAATAGACTCATTGACTCACTCCTTTAACTTCAACTGTTCATCAAACGCTTTGGTGATATTAGATATTTCTTTTCTATAATCATCAATGGTTTTGATATCTGTTCCTTTACCTAAGAGATAATTTTTTCTTATACCTTTTAAAGCATGCTCTAAAGTTGGATAAAAACCGATTACTCTTGTACTTTGACCTGTTTCACCAGATGGTTTTACCCTAGTTGTGGTATCTCCATTTTCATCACGGACCAACTTTTCAACTGTAATCCCGTTGTCGTTACTTCTGATTAAGTAGTCATTAACTTGCATGTCTAAGCTCATTTCCTCACTCTCCTACAAAAATTTTTGACGGTTGCTTCTGGTGCTCTAATGCCTGTCACAAAGGCTAATTTACTTGAGGAGTAGTTACCGCTACTTCTCTTTTTTTGTCCGACTGCGATACTTTCTAATCGCTTCTCGATCAACCACAGTTTCCAGATGACTTTGATAAACTTTAACAACAGTTTGTAGAGCTTCATTCTCTTTTCGCAAAAAATCGTTCTCTACAGTTAATTTTTTAACTAATACTTGATGTTTTTCAATTTCACTCATTTCTCATCCCTCCACTCTCTCAATACTCACTAACTCAAAATGTTGATACTGATTCACCACATCTTGAAAGCTAGCTGCTTTAATTTTGTTTGTTACTTCTTTACCGTTGATAATGGCTACAACTTTATATCTGTTCATTAGCATTCCTCTTATCAATAATTCGAAGCAATCCTCTTGTTACGAATAAACAGATAATAATGAATAGTGGTAACCACCAAAAGAATTTAAAATCTACTAACATAGCACCAATTGATACTCCAAACATGAATATCCAAACTTGTGTTGCTAACATTTCAAATTGTGTGTCTGTCATTTGTTGACCTCCTTTTATTGTTCAGCCCACCAAACATCATGTATGTAAGTTAAAAACTCAGGATGTTTAAAGTGCCATGAACCACCTATTTTTTTTACTAAACCTAACTTTTCAAATTTTGGCGTACACCAGTTATCTCTAATCCAGCGAGCTTCTTTTTGGGTTTCTTTTGAAATGTCGTTAGTTAGAATGAAAGGTTTAATTAGCTTTGCTTCTATCTCACCGACTCGTTCATCTACAGCTTTACTAATAATCACTTCAAATTGTTCTTGTAGTTCCATTTAGATCACCTCGTACTTGTTTGGCCGCTTCTTTTATTTTTTATACGTTGTGTTTAAAGTTCATACATAGTGATAATTGCATCGATAATCCCATTCGCTTTAGCAGATGTATCTTTTCCACTCATAATCAATGACATACTACTTTTACTGATGTTGAATCTGTCAGCTAACATTGTATAGGTAACAAAATTATTTCTTTCTACAAACTCCTTAATTTTCTCTCTATCTTTTAGAGTGATTTCTGCAATTTCTGTCATAACATCTCTCCTTTCTTTAAGTTGATATACTCACTATAGAAAGTGAGGTGAAAAATGTATGGATTTTGATTTATTAACAAATGATGCTAAATATTTAATTTCTTCAATGTATAAGGAATATATAATTAGAAGAAAAAACAAAATTCCTAAAGATCAAGCTGTTGATTTCCAAAGTGTAGAGTATGTTCATACGCATTTAATGGAAGAATGGACGTATGAAGATACTCTATTTACTTGTCGAGAATTAAAAAGACAAAATTTTATTACTTCGACAAATTACGGAGATAATAGCATGATATTAATAAGGTTAAGCACTGAATCAATAGCTATAATGGAGAATAAGTTTAAAGATAACTCTGAAAAAGCCTTAGATTTTGCGGTTAAAATAAAATCATTAATTCCTTTTATTTAAACCAAATGGATTCTCTTTCATTTCTTCAATTGATAATTCTAATCCTTCAATAGTTGTTTTTACCTCTTGTTTTAACTCTCTATTAGCCTTAGTTTCTTCTGCCAAAGTTCTAAGGCTAATTGATATCTCTTTAAGAACATCTAACAATTCTTCGTTCACACCTCTCACCTCTCCTTTCTCTTTATAAGAAACAAATTTAACAACTATATGTTAAACTATGTTGACAGTTTTTAACATGAATGTTAATATAAATTCATAGTTAAATAAGACATAAAAACATTGATTCAATCACTTTCTTGGCGGATGGCGATTTATAAATCAGTCTAGTTTTTTGTTGTCTTTTTAGTTGTTAAACTTGTTTACAAGAATTATATTAACATGTATGTTAATTATTTTCAATCATTTTTAACATAAAAGTTTATTTTTCTTGTAACTTTTAAGGAGAATGTTGATATGACAGTGTTTGATAGAATCAAATTATTAGCTGACAAGCAAGGTAAATCTCTAAACAAAGTTGAAGAAGAGTTAGGATTATCAAAAAATGTATTGTATAGAATGAAAAACTCTGACAACCCTACAAAGGATAGGTTAGAAATTTTAGCTGACTATTTTGATGTATCAGTTGACTACCTTTTAGGTAGAGAAGACATCCCATCTCTTGCAGAAAAATATGGGGCTTTTGCTTTCGATGGAGAACCTATCAGTGATGAAGAAATGGAATTCTTACTTTCAGTATTAGATGCTAAAAGGAAGGCAGAAAAGAAAT